ATACCCACCATATCCGGTCGCAGTCAGATCGTTAGGATTCGTGGCAACACTAACGTCAGGACGAGGATATTGCAGGGTAATCCTTTCCGTCTTTCTAGCCGGCAATCGATAAGGATCTTTTTCATCAGCACACCCTTGCCCGCATACCTTGAGGCCGGGGAAATTCGGATCAGGACGAAGATCCGCCTGCGGCCTCTTCATGCGACAGCGATCACAGATTGCAATCGCAATCGTCGTGTAGCCGCGTGTGTCGAGAAATTTTGGCATTATCGCGTTCTTCCTTGGGCGGCCAATGTAGCGCGGCGAGATGCAACTCTCTTTGCAATTTGCTCAGGAGTTTGTTTCCTGCCTTTTACAGCTATTGATATTTTCTTTTTAGTCGCATCGCTTGCTTTTTTACCTTTGTTTACAGGAGTCAATCCAAACAACCAAGGAGTTTCTCTTTTCTTACCTTTCATTGGACTTATGTAACCATCAGGTTTTTTTGCCCTACCAAGAGCCAAACATTCCAATTGTTTTTTTGTGGCCTTTCTTCCGGTAAGAGCTTTTCTCATTTTTTCAATAGCCTCAGAAGAATGCTTCCTACCTTTTGCAGCCGCAGACATTTTTGCTTTTGTCTCAGCAGACTTTGGCTTTCTAAGATATGGCTTAGGAATACCTTTTCTGTTCGGAATTAGCTCATCTTTTAGGCCATTGATAACACGATTGTATGCCCATCCGTCAGCGGGATGACCGAATATCTTGTATCGAACGAGATGTGCGATTGCATGATCAATCGGATGAAGCAATACAAGATTTTCAGGTGCATCTGTCCCGCCCATACAGCGAGGGATAATGTGATGCCTATGAAAGCCTGTAAGTAATTGATTCATCTGGTATATGGCGAAATATTCGGAGAAAAATAAATGGGCGACTTATCACGCTCTTCCTGCTCCGCCTCAAACAGATACTTATCGGCCATTTTCTCAAGATACGATATTCGCTCGCCCTGAACTCCGGGCAATTCCAAAGCCATTCTATGCGCAAGCATGAACACAGTGGCCTCATACCATCTTTGAGGGATTTCTAGCTCATCTTGAAGCGCACCAACGTCCTGAATCTGCCTTGAATACCAAACAGTCATCTGGACAAATGGATCAGAAGGAACAGGCCACAGATAAAGCTGTGGCTGCGGAATAGTTCTGTTCACCCAAAATTGAAACGGCTGATTGGCGGTAAAGTTCTTGTTCGGAAGATTGGTGTAATCATCACGGTTCAAACGAGCCATCGTGATTTCAGTGCTGTTGTTACCAACATAAAATTCCCGAACAGATAGAGTATTTCCACCAGTCTCACGGATGCGGTAATACTGCACATTTTGGCCCGGATCGATGTCATACCAAAGCCACTCGTTATCAACCCACACGGTCTGACCGGGGTTATAAAGCGTTGACCAAGTAGAGCCGTCAATCGAATACTCAATTACAACATTGAACGTTCCGCTAACCCCCGGCAATATCCCAATGGAGCCAGCATAAATGGGATTATCAGTGCCAAAATTAACTGCTATGTTTCCATTTGCGGATGTCTGCGTGCAAATAGTGTCGATATCGTTATCGAAAGCATTTGCAATCGTTCCGCCAGCAGAAGTTGTATACCCACCAGTTTCATTGGGAGTCGGCCTATTAAGGCGACGATACAGAACATTAAGAGCATCTACCGAACCAAGCGGAAGATCGTAAATGTATTTATTGGCCTGAAGACCAATCACCTTCTTATTGATTGCCCAATATTGAATGCCAATATTGATAAGACGAGAAAGTAGAAAGAAAAGGCTTTCTCTAGCAGATACCTGCTGCTCTGAAGTAAGTTCTTCCGCTAGTTTCCCGCAGCGTCTAGCGCCATGATCAATCAGTTGCTGGACATTTATTACGGTAGTCCCAACTGTTCCAGAAGTAGCCATTTACCATCCTTTCACCAGCCGGGGCAGTTCCACCTTTTCATCGACGCTCTGGACCTGCTCCCGCGCTCACTTTTTCTTGCAACAGGCTCCATTCTCGCACAGAAGGAATCACGACGCGGACCACCTTGTGGCTGCGGAGCCTTAAGATTGCTTCCAGTCTCGCGGTTATATTTTTCGCGGCCTTTTGCCGTCAAACCAGCACCACGGCTTACCGGCATCTTTTCGCCACGACCAACCGAAAGATTGACATTCCCGCCCTTAGCTTTCTTTTCAGGAAGCTTTCCGTAGGACTTTTTACCAACGTTACTTTCAGTATATTCAGCAGCAACGCTTGGCTTGATTCCAACCTTTTGAGCAAACTTCGGACTATGAGCCGCAGCCTGCATCAGTCGAAATTGAGATTTAGATTTTGCCGGCATCATGCCACCTGCAACATGCAAGAAATGATAGAGGGAATTGCAGGATATGCAGGAGAAACGCTGGCAGGCAAACTTTCAATAGTGATGCTGATATCAGTAGGAATCCAGTAAATTTCCACATAATCATCTGCATCCATATCAAGCATGAATGTCAAAGATGCTACGTTATAACCAAAAATTTCAGCGCTTTTTCTTGCCGGAATTGTGTATTGTGTTGCAGAGTTCGGAAGATCGCTGCCGTTGATTTTTAACCATATAATTGCATCATGTTGAGCATTATCAACATTCTTGAACTGAATGCTGAACTGCAGATTGTATATTCCGTCAGAGGGAACAGTTATTTTGGTGTCGTCAGCCAAAATAATGCTGTCTAAAACATCAACGGTATCAAATGTTATTGCTGTTCCTGCGCTTATATTTCCAGTTTGATCTGTGGTATCGCTAAACGCTCCATATGCAGAATCATATGCGCGAATGACATCAATGGTTGCTTTTACATTAGCGCCAGATTGAACAAGAGGAATTACCTCTGTTCCATCAAGAGTTGCCGCACTCGGCATCGCTGAAATTTTTTGATCAGCCATTACGATTTCTCCAGAATTATTTTGCTATCGTCTTCCTGCAAGACATACCCCGGATCCGTCTCGTCCGCGATGTATAGTATAGCTACGGGATTCTCCCCATACGTATCAACAACTCCATCATCACCTACGTCAAGGCCAAAATCAGTGCCACCGATAATGTTCTGAGCCGACACATCTAGCGCGAAACCGTCGCTAGTATTTGCCTGATCAGATACTCCACCATACCCAACAGGCATGATTAAATGCCAGCTTGAATAAGATTTAGAGTAGCGGTGCCATCACCAGAATTCACCAGCAGCTTGATACCAGTAACAGGGAAAGCATAATTGCCATCCTGATTGGTACTCTCTCCAGTAATCGTAGGATGAGAAAACCAAGTGGTAAAACCAACCGCTGGATCATCAAAAGTATGCTGCACCGTATAGTCAACAGTGCCATCGACAACGACACCAAAACCGACATTAAACGGCGTGACATTTGTATTCATGACCAAAGCGGCGCTAGAGCCAGTTCCAGTCTTAGAAACGGTTTGAAGTTTCATTTTATTACCTCAATAAAAAGCAGGGGCCGAAGCCCCCACTTTAAGCACAGCCGCCTTTTTTCCGAAGGCGAAGATTTTTCATAAAGTTCTCACTTCCCTTTTGCTCATTTTTGAGCTGTCGGTCGTAAGTCTCACGAAGCCTCTTCATTTCTTCCGGTGTTGGCATAGAATCATCAACGTTAGTTGTGAACTTTTCCTTTTCAACGCTAACCATCTTAGGTGCGCTGCCGCCTTGATTGTATTTTTTAACGCTACCGCCTTTTTTGAACGTTCCAGAAAGACGATTAATACTCACAGGCGATGAAGGCTTTTTACGGCCTTGCGGCATATCGACAGCGTGACCCGAATCATTCATAGATCCGCTGTCAACAGGCTTTTTTACAGCACCACCTTTCTTGTAGCCGCCTTGACCTTTAACGACGCCTCCGGTCTTGTAACCACCTTGACCTTTGACAACGCCACCAGTCTTCAGCCCTTTATGCGCTTTTGATGCCGGCATGGATTTATGCTTTTCAAGCTTTTTCTCCATACCTTTCATTTCGCGCATTTCCTTGGCGTGTTCCGCCTTGGACTCCATCTCACCGCCTTTTTTGGCCATGACAGGAGCAGCCATACCGCGACGACCCATCATCGCACGCCGACGAGCGGCAAGCGACGGACGGGCAGGAGCTGCCGCGGCAACCGGAGCTACAGGACGACGAACAGCAGGGGAGGCATCAAGACCACCCATCACGCCACCCATCTGCTTCTTGACGGGCTTTTTAACGTGACCGCCCTTTTTGAGCTTAAGCTCAACAGACGGCTCGGTGGTCATCATTTTCACCATCGGCTTAAATTGTCCCATGATGATCCCCTTACGGTGCCGGTGAACGATAGACGATAGTCACACGAGCCGCGCCAGCAGTCGCCGCAGTTCCAGTCTGAGCATAAGTCGCCAAAACAGGAACTTCAGAACTGCCAACATCAGCCCAAGCACTATACACGCCAGTCGAGGCTACACTCGCACGACCAGCCGAGCCAACTCCAGTAGCGGCAGCATAAGCCGCAGCGGTACCAGACTTGCCAACAGCAATCGTATTCGTGGTCGCCGCGTTAAAAGCGGTCGTCACATCGATGTTGATATCAACAATTTGAGCATTCGCGGGAATCGTCCCAATCGTAACCGCCGAGCTATCGGTATAAGCAATAGTGCCGGTAACGGCAGAGAGAACACCGCCAATGTTTGTCACTTGATTACCCATTTCAGGATCTCCTTTTCAAAGGGGGCCGAAGCCCCCTTCTTGGTTAAACGCCCGGAGTCCCGTAAGCAGCGCGAGGATCCGTGAAGCCAACATCGTAACGCTCCGTTGCCTTGTAGCGCATGGAGTCAGTCTCGAAGTCACCTTCCATCGTCTTCTCAAGCTTACGACGCATCAACAGCTTCAGACCTTCCGGCGCATCCGTTTGCACCCACCACGCAGTGGCGGAGGTCAGACGCGACAGAACAGCAGCGCCTTCGTCCAGCAGCCCAATCGATTTGATCGGGTTGATGTCGTTGTTGGCGTTGCCGGCACGCAGGACGGACTTCAGTAGAACTTCCGCTTGGAACACGTTGCCCGGAGCAACAACCAGTTGCTTCGGAACCAGACGGATTTTCTTGCCGTTGTTGTCCACAGCTTGACGGATCTGGATCAGCATCTGCTCCAGCGACGTTTGCGACAGGTTCGCCGCAGTCGTCAGCAGGTTGCTGAACGTGCCGTTGACGATCGGATGGCTGGCGCTGTTAAGCTGCACGCCGTCACCGCCCGGATACGCGCTGTTGAACGCACGATTCAGCACGTTCGCAGCCAGCGTTTCCTTCGTCTCAATCAGAGACTGTGCCAGATGCTTGGCATAGGTCTGACCGATACGGATGTGATCGCCGTCTTCCACAAGCACTTTCGTCAGAGCAAAGGCCAGACCGTAGACCTTGTAGACGTAGCGCTTGAGGAACAGCACGCCACCTTGTTGATACGAAACCGGCGTGCCGTCCGGAAGTTCCGGAGCCGCACCAAAGCCATACAGCACCGGCTCTTCGTGGTAGTTGCGGGGAATACCGGTTTGCTCGCGGAAAACACGCGACCATTCATCGGTACGCTGATCATAGACTCCATCGAAACACTCGTTGAGAATAGGCTCAACAATCGAACGGAAGTCAGTACTTCTCATCGGGGCTGCCATTTGTTAGCCCTCCTTAGATAGCGTTAACGGACGCATTGAACTGCGACTCGTTAATCGTTACTCGCACAACCGTGTACGAATCTCCCCAAGCATTATCAACGAGGGGGGCGATATCACGAATCAGCATCTGAGCGCTGTTACCCGCACCAACCAGAGTGGTTGACAGCGTGCATTGCGACAGACCCGTAGTCGTAGAACCCGCGGTCGTGTTGCTCAGGTCGGCCATATCGCCAACCGAGGTTTGCGCCAGCGAGCCGTCAGCTTGGATTTCATAAACGATGTTGGGATCGTTGTAGAAATAAGCCACGCAAGAACCGGTCTGGTAGGCAGTAGATGCCGGCCAGTAGTTCGAGACACGACGACGACCAGTGGTATCAGTCCACTCCACACCAGCAAAAGCGCCTTGGAAGGCGTCGCCAGCAGCAGCAACAACAATATTCCCACTGGAATTGAGTTTGACGGGTTGCCCTTTCAGGATATCCGTCGCATAACCACTTGCGATTCCGTTAGCCAGCGCCTGAGCGCGATCCAATCCGGACGGGTGGAACGCAGGACGCAGACCGAACGGAGCATTAGTCGAAGACATAATAAACTCCTTAAATTTGCCTACCCTTGGAAAATGGGAGCAGGCTTCGGTTTGTCAATTTCGCCCAAACCCTCGCCTTCAACCTGACCCAGACGTTTGCCTGAGCTATCACGGCCATGAATCGACTCCGCTTGAACTCGTATTTTGTTTGCCTCTTCAAGCGGGGCATCATGGTGCATTTGCGCCATGACCTCTTGATAAATATCCATAGGAAGTTTATGCAAGAGCATTTCATTACACGCGATAAAACCAACATGCTCGCCAGCTTTTACACGGTAATTTTCAAACCCTTTCAACTCATCCGCTTTCACGGGAACGTATCCAAGGCGAATCCGTTTATCAATACTGTCGTAACTGTTAGTGGTTGATAACCAGCAAAGGTGCCAGCCCGGAATCTCCGGAACTTTGGGCAACGCTTCTTGTGTCCACTCGTCCTTCCACATCCTGCGACGTTCTTCAGACGAAACAAACATATTTTCAGGGGCGTCTCGACTCTCATCAAGAACTGCGCGGTTTTCGCGGCCACCTGCACTCAAAGATTTTTTAAGACGGGTATCCATTGTTAGCTCCTAGTTTTACGTTGTTCGTTGGCATAGCGGCGAATCATCTTGTCCCTCATTAAAGGGTCTTCCCAGAATCCCGCATCTTTCATGGCTTGAACCTGCTCACGACTAAGCACGACGGAATTTTTGCCGCCCTTATTCGAAACACTTTCTCGCCCAGATCCAGTCACAACGCTCCTTGGTTTTCTAACAGGCTTATCGTCTGCGTCCCCAGTATAGCGGTGCGGCAATCTTTTTTGCAAGCGATTGTCAAGCTCCTCCCAATACTCATGGGTACGTGGATCCCAGCCCTCTTTGGCCAAACGCTCATCCACAGCAAAAGCTATGGCCGAATCCTCGTCATTTTTGCCGGGGTCATACCAAGAATTTCGATCCATCCAGTCCGCGGCATAACGCTGCATAATTGGGTCCGGTCCCTGCATAGGCCTCTGCTTCGGCTGACTTGCCTGCCTTTTCAGGTTAGTCAGCGCCTCTACCGCCCTTCTGGACTCATACAGCAAATCCTGAGCCTCAGTCATCGCATTGCCATCCTGACTCTGCGTAGCCTCAGCAATCTTCATCTTGGCGTAATTGATGCGGACCTCCTGATCCTCGATAGCCTTGTCAATTCGAGCCATCTCAGAACCATGAGTCTTCGTTTCAACCGCTTTCAGCCGCTCCATCAATTCCTGATTCTGACGGAGTATCTGATTGAATCTTAAGTCTTTTTCCTTCTGCTGCTCACGCTGGAACTGCTTTTTCGCCCTGCGACGCGCACGCTTGGCCTCACGGATCGCCTCTGTGTCGTCTTCGTGGTCTTCGTCCTGCTGGGCAGCATCCTGTCCATCAGGCTCTTGCTCAGGCTCTTCAGCGTCAGCTTTAACTTCTGCAGCCGGCTCTTTAGGCTCATCTTGAACCTCCTCTTCTGCAATACCTTCTACGGTCAAACTACCGTCCTGAGCCTCTTCATACTTCAAAGGCTCCTCTTTTTGCTGCATTTCTGCTTTG